TGTTCCACGGCTTCGATGATTTCGGCTTCAACCCTGAATACGCCATCGGTCAGGCGTTGCCGATTGTATCCCCCCTGCCCTGGAAGGAACCTGACGCGGTAGGTTGTTGCGCTTCCTGGCGGCGTGTAATTCATTGAGAGCGCACCGCCAAGCGTCGCCTGATGGGTCGCATCCAATGAGGCAAGATCGGTGGCGTTTATCATATCCCATTCGAGTCGCCAACGCTTCGCTGTTGTTGGGGTCGAACGCTTGCCAAGAAGCGCACCCTGTTCGGGCGATGAAGATTCACCGTGTTGAATGAATGTTTCGGTTTGTTGCCGAGGGGTGACAGACAGCGTTGGGGTTGGCATCAGATTGTTTTTAGGGTTCGGTCAATCGCAGCGTTTGTTTGGTCAATTAGCCCGCCGAATCTTTCGGTGTGTTCGTCCCAAGTTCGCATCAGCCGCAAGCGCGGGGGGATTGGCCCTCTTCCGAATTCGTGCGTCGGCGCATAGATTAGATTCGTCCCGTAGATCAGTTTTAGATTGCTCAAGCTGTTCCCCGTCACATCGCCGCCGAACGAATTTGATAGGCGGCCTGTGATGCGGTTCAGCCCTGGCCGTCCGTTCATTTGGTTCCTTGTGTGCAATGCTTGGAAATTGTCCTTCGCTGCTCGCCACCCGTTCTTCAGTTCAGCCGCTAAGCGGACAGGCGCACGGTTCAACGCTTGGGCAAGCTCCCTGTCGTTCACCTTTATGCTGAAAGGGTCAGTCATCACAGAACCTTCAGCTTGTAGCGGTCGATGACTTCCCGAACGACTGGCAGCCATTCTTGTGGCGAATAGACTGAAATGGAACCATCTGGCCCTTGAACGGAATCTTGCCCGACCCTGTTGCGGCTTTCATATTCGAACGCAATCTGGATAACAATCGCTTGCGTGATATCAGGAAAGTCTGTTTTGATGTTTGAGGCCGCCGCGCCAATCCCGCCCGTATAGGCGACCTTCAGAGACATGAACCCCGAATCTAATCCTGTCCCGTCGATGACCAGAATACCAAGGGTATCGTCGATGTGCCAATTCGCAGCCGCCAGTTCTGTTCCGCTTCCAAAAGCCCGAAGCGAATCATTTGAAACGGTAATTGTTTCCCCTGAATCTACGGGATACGCGGCAAGCTGAAAGGTCTGCGACTCGTTGGGGCGAACTGTGAAATATTCGGTTTGTGCTGCTTTGATGATTTGGCGGCCATTCAATGCTTTCATAAATCGGGCGGACACCGATTGAAGGGCTTCATCAATCCAGGCATTGCGGGCCACATTAGAACCCCAACCTTTGTAATCGGTCACATCTGATTGTTCTACAAGTGAAGTTATCGCCATGCGCCTATTCTATGAGGAAAGGGGCGAGAACCAAAGTCCCCGCCCCCGTCACGAATTCAGATTAGGCCAACGCTTAGGTCAAGTCGTCCCAATAGACGAACGAACCGCTGCGCAGAATTGCGGCATCGGCGGAAAGAACAACGCGGAAAGTAACCGCATTGTCGCCGAATTTGTAATCCTCAGAAGAAGAAACTTCGACACCGCTTCCAAACAAACCAATCACCAAATCACTGAAGTCGGCAAGAACAGCTTCGCCGTCGGTGCTGCCGTCAGCGTTGAAACCAGTTGAAGAAATAACCCGAAGGCCCGTTGCTTCTGAAAGTGAAGAAAGGCTTGCGAAGGGCAGCCAAGGCCGTCCAGCGGATGCCGAGTCACTCATCAGGTTTGTAAGGTTTCCAGGATGGCCCATCAGGGTCAAATCGGAAATGTCTGCATCAGCCGCCATCAGAGTTCCCATTCCCGTTTCGAGCAACGCCCGCGAGAAATCTGCCGCGCCTGTTGCGCCTGTGATGTTGCCTGTTATTTCGGCAATTCCGATATTGTCAATTTTCCGCCGTGCGGCTTTGACCATTTCGTTTTGAATGAAGGCATCAACGCTTGGAACATCCTGCGCCAGAAGGTCGCGGGAAACGATAACCAATTCACCGCTGTAGTTCGCGGTCAATGATTTGTTCGTGAATGTCCAATTGGCAGTCTGATCAGAAACGGCCGGTGTGGCTGAATCGTCAGTTCTTGCTTGAAGTTCTGCAACTGCGCCAACAGGCAAGTTCACTGTTCCACTCAATCCCTCCATGAAGGTCGCGCCAGCTTGTGCCATGCTGCTTTGTGCTTTCAATGGCTCAATGATGGTGTTTGCAACTTCGGTTGGAACTGGTGCGTTCGAAGATGTTGCGCCAACATTTGCGCGAACTTCTTCAACAACTGAACGGGTGAATCCATCTTTGCAGGGGAAGCCCTTGATCAGGCGCACATAGTCGCCCCAACTCCAATTGTCAGTGTAATCTTCAAGGCCAGGAACAGAAGGTGCTTTGCGAATTTCGCTTTCAGCGGCTTCCATTCTTCCCGTCAGGGTTTCGATTTCAGTGCGGATTTCTCCAACACCGTCGCGGATACCTTCAACGGCTTCCGTGATTTCGTCTTTCTTTTCTTCGGTCATTATTCTTCCTCGCGTTTGCGGGATTTAAAGTATTCGGAAAGGTCGAAGATTTCGGCAAAATATGTTGGCTCATGGGCTGACGAATCAGCCGTCCAACTTTCGCGGTCTTGAACCTGACCAACTTCGGCGACCTTGCCCTTCAGTTCGTCTAGAAGTTCTCGACATTCGGCAAGCATATCATGCAGGGCGCGGGCTTCATTGTCCACCGCCTTCGTGCTTGGGGATGTGTGGGTTGGATTCCCACTAGATCCGCTGCCGTCTAGGGGTGCGTCCTCAACTGTGCGGCGGATTCTTATTGCGAGGACATCCCCGCTTTCTTCGGTTCGGGTGATGTCCCAATTTGCGCCCGCCCGAACATCTTCAACAACATCGGCTGTTTCTTCCGTTGTTTCCTGTTCTGTTTCGCGCTCTTCGTTCTTGATTGAACGGGCGAGGGCTGACGCATTTGAAGGCACGGGAACCAGGCTGATCTCAAGCAGCTCGGCTTCGCGAATAATGTATGCTTCTTCCTTTTCTCCAATGTTCATTCGTGTTCGCTCTTCGTCGCTGGCGGGTTCCATTTTGATAGGTCTGAACCCAACTGATGACCCGCGAAATCTTCCCGCCATCCAATTCTTCAAGATTGGTTCAGCATCGGGATTCAAGTCAGAGCCTGAAAGCAGGGCGTGAAGTTTCCACCCGTTGCGGGTTTTCCCGTCCTTGCCAACAATCGGGCTTTGTTCCAGTTTCAGACCCAAGCCAATCGGCAAACGGTCGGATTCGTGCGAGAAGAAAACAACGGGGTTCTTCTTGTAGCGGCGGAAATCCCATCCGCCCGCATCGAACGCCGTGCCGTAGGTGTCCAACGATTCATCTGTAAACGGAACAACAATCACCCGCGAAGGGTCGCGGTCATCGTCCCACGCCCCAGGCAAGCCCGAATCGGGTGCGGGAACGCCAAGGCCCAAGGCAGCTTCGCGCATTTCTTGCAAAGGCATATCAGAAAGCACGGGGGTTGGGACTGCGTTGAAATGGAAAGCGCGTATTTCACCGCTGTCGTTTTGTTCTACGCGGTCAAAGCGTTTGTTCAAGAGTTCCAGAAGTTCGTCGATTTCGTTCATTGTTCTATTCGGGTTGTATGGCTGGCGGGACATCTGCGGGGTCAATAAACCCTGCAACGAGGGTGCAGCGGCAGTTCACGACCTCAGAAGCATCGCCAGCGGGGTCGCCAGGATGAAGTAAACCGTTCCCAAATCGTTCGCCGAATTTGATGGGCGGTTCGAATGATGCCGCTTGGTGGGTGTCTCTTGCATCGGGTGCGGCTATCCATTGCTTTTCGCGAACGCCCGCGACTTTCATCCCCATGAAACGAACCCCGTTTGCGGCTGATGTCGTTTCCGTTCGGGCAATTCTCAAAGTTCTCGCAGGTTGTGCCGCACCGTTGAACGCTGTTCGAACCCTTGCAGCAAGTTGCGGGATTGTCTCCCCGTCTGCAACCCCTGCCCGTAGTTGTTTCCCTACTTCGTCCTGAATCGTTTTGGCAACCTTCTTGATTTTCTTCTCCTTCCGCTCAAGGAATTCCAAAACCGCTTTGTCTGATATGGCGAACGGGCCAGTCCCATCGCCGCCTAATGCTATTTCGGGCAAACCGTTAGCCGCCAATTCTTCGTTCAATTGGCGAACAGAATCTTGGAATGTTTTCTGGTAAAGCGGGCGGGCAGCGTTCGCCGTTGCCTTTCCCCAACGATCAGCGTCGAACAGAATCCGCGCAATATCGTCCACGGTCATCGGTGTGCGGCTTGACCGCTCTTCTTCCAACCGTTGAAGCTGGTCTTTTCTCATTTCGAAGATGACTCGACGCATCGCAGATTGAAAACGCTTCTCGGTTTTCTCGCCGACTTTGCGCCACCAATCCGACCAGCGGGGATCGGCTTCTGATTCTTCGCGCCCCTGCGCAGCCCTCGTTTCTGAATCTTCGCCCCGTGCGGGTTCAGGTTCATCCAATCCTTTGAACGGGTCTTTCAGTTGGTCGAACGGAACAAGTGACGCGCTGGCATATGCTTGTTCGCCCCAATCATAGGATGGCAAGGGCAAGCCGAGCATTTGCGCGGCATCGTTTAGCGGCACACCAATCCGCGTCAATATTTCGGCGGTCTGCGCCTTGGCGTTCATGTCGCCTTGTAATTCTGGAACTCCTGATATATCGAACGCGCCAAACTCCCGCCCCGCATCGAAGCGGCTGAACAGGGATGTGAATAACCTGTCCTCAATATATGCCGCCATTGGCAGCAATAGGTTCGTCCAGACCATCCTACGGGCCTCTGTAATGGTCGCTCTGTTCAGCTGGTCGGTAACGCCAAGCGCGGCCTTGTGAACCAATAGGGCCGCTAGGATTGCTTCTCTGTTGGCCCTGACCATCTCGCTGAATTCCATGTCCCTGTGCGTGGTTGGGTTCCTGTCATAATCAAGCCCGTCGGTCAGGATTGCGGTTTTGCCTTTATTGCCCGACCCTTGGTGGCGGCTTTCCCAAATCGTTCGCAATCGATCAGCATCTTCTCGGCTCAAGTCATTCCCGCTTTTCAATATGCCGCCAGGTTCTGCACCGTTTTGAAGAAACGCAGAATTCCAACCGTCGGCAAGCATATCCTGATTCATCTTTTCAGTTGCTGCCAACAATGGGGACGCGCCCCAAAACGGCGAGTCAGGCGAATACAAACGGAAGTGCGTGATCTGCCAGGCGGGATATATTTCGGATTTGCTTGCAATGCCTGACCCCGTTCGAATTGACCATTCTTGTTTGTTTTCGTCAAATTCCCAACCGCTTCGCCCATAGACATAGGCTTCCGTTGGAACTGTGCGTTCATCCATGACCTTCGCCGCGCCGCCCATCCAAAGAACGATTGCGTTCCCGTCTGTCAGTAAGTGAGAAACAACGCTTTGCCAAAGTTCAGCCCGCGCCATTTGCGGGTTCACCGTTTCAAATACCCCCGTGAATTTAGACCCTGGAACCTTTTGAACGGGTCGGTCAGACGCTCGAACGCGGGTGGGATTCAGGTCTTGAAGGGCGCGGTTCTTGCGAAGGGCAAGCTCAAGTTCTGCGCGGGTTTGCGCGTCGGCAATCGCTGACCGTTGGCTGACATCTTCGCGCACCATCTGAAACGGAACGCCGCCCAACATTTGACCCGCCAACCGAATCGCCCCGTGCGCGTAGGGGTGTTGCGAAAATGGGTTTTTGATTTGCGCGTTTTTCGGAACGATCTGGTCGCGGCTCCAAAGCCCGAAGGTTGAAGCCCGCGTGTGATTCCTGTTCCGTCTAAAGTTGAAGATTCCCATTTTCGCCTGTTCTAAATGAAGATGTTTGCACCTAACCCCGTCCTTGCCAATGCAAGACAAACGGCATCTGCACCGTCAGGGCTTCGTCCTAGTCTAGCTTTAATCTTATCTTTCGCCTCGACCACCAACCGCCCCTTCGAATCGTAAGTGTATCCTGGTTCGCTTAGTTCTTCCCAAGTCTGTCCGAAGCGGCGTGGGATTCGTAAGCGGTTCAACCGTAACAGCTCCCGCGATGCCCACCAAAGTTCGGCACGGGTATTCGAAAACGCCATGTCCCCGCATTCGGCTTTGTATGTTCCACGGGGACGCTCGGCGAAATTTACGGGGTCGCATCGCCAACCCGCCGCTTTCAATGAATCTATCACCGAAGCACCAACGCCAATCGGGTCAATGTGAACCCTGGTCTTCGCATCTTTGCGTTCAATGCCGACCTTCTTCGCTAACACCTGAACCGCGCCCGCAACTTCAAGGCCATCTTTTCCAGCCAACCTTTCTTCCGATTCAAGAACACCGTCACGCATCACGACCAAAACCGTTTCGTCAGAACCAAAGCGGGCAACATCTACGCCCAAGTGAACGCCCTCGCCTTCGTCCCTCGCATGATTGTTTTCCGCCCGTTCAAGGAAAGCGTTTGGCACAACGCGGTCATTCCCGTGCGCGGGGAATTCTCCAAGAATACGCGCCTGAAATCGCGGGTCGTTTTCACCCCACGCCAAGCGGCGTTCCTCAATCCAAGTTTTCGTCACAGCCCCTGGAATAACTTCGGCATCGGCCAAATAGTTCGGATGCTCCAGGGCTGACAAGGTGACGGGACTCCATTCGTCAGGTTTCTGAAAACATTTGTGGAAGTCGCCCCTTGGTTCAAGCGGGTTTCCAATCGCCAGCCAACGGGCTTGCCCGCCGACCATCATAGATTCAGCCGCTTCCCAAATCTTCGGCGCGACCCCCTGCGCTTCATCGAACAAAATCAAAAGGTGTTCAGCGTGACCGCCCTGAAAGTTTGATTCCTCGTTTGTTGAAAGCCCAAACGCTTCCCAATATTCGCCCAACTTCCAACGGCAGCCATCGGGCAGGAACTCGCCACCTAGCGGCATTTTGGCAGAACGGTATAGCTTGGCGACTTCGCCCCAAAGTCGGTGTTTGACATGGCTCCAAGTTGGGGCGGTAGAAATGACAATCCCCTTCCGAGTTGAAACAAACCAAAGCAGAAGAACAGCCGCGCCATGAGTCTTGCCCATTCCGTTCGCAGATCGGACGACGGTGCGTTTGTTTACAACGACTGATTGCGCGAACCTGTTCTGCGGTTCTGTAAGTTCTACGCCTAAGACTTCCCGCGCCCAAGTTTCGGGCGATTGCTGCCAAATCTCGAACCGCCGCAGGGCAAATCCTTCCCAATCCCGCCCATCAGTTTCGATTTGAAGCCCCACCGCTTTCCCCTTCGGCATCTAATGCTTTCAACATATCAACCAAGTTCTGCGGGTTGCTGCTGACTTCTATCTTGTCTGAAACCTTCCCCTCATCGCGTTCAATCATGTCCCGCAGAAACGGCCACATCTTCGCGGGATTCTTGAGCGTTTCTGCAATCAGCTTTTCAGTCAGCAAGTCGATCACCTTCTTCCCGCTTGCCGTTTCATTTAGAAGGATTTTCTTCAGTCGGTTGGAGAATCCCAACGACCCCAACGGGCGACCATGACCTTTCGCGGCTTGATTGCCTTTCTTGAATCGGTGTTCGGGTGCGGGGTTCGGGTTTGCCATTGCGCTTCGTTTGCGTTTTATTCGTTTCCGATTCTATCTGGTTGCTGCCCCGTGTTCGCCATCCGTTTCGGGTTGGAGCCTCGCAGTCGGAATTGAACCGCTCTCTCCACCCTGGATGGGCGGCGCATCGCCACAATGCTTGCGAGGCTTCCTGTCCCCCTTATACATTCCCGCGCCAAGGCGGTCAATCTCAGAATAAGGCAGGGGGTCAATGGTGAGCCGTCCAACAACCGAGTCGTTTAGCGGTTTTATATACATCAGCATAAAGCCCTCCATCAACTCGGCCCGGCCCTGCTTTTTCAGGTCGGCAAGTTGCACCCTGCCGCTTGCAAGATATCCGGCATTGGTGGCCGTCTTTTGTGCGAGAACTGTTCCATCCTCAAGAACCCATTGAGTCAGATTCTTTCTTACCCTCAAAAGGTGAAACCCGGAGGCCCGGTATATGGTTCCATCACCGCATTGACATCCGTCCGAGAAGGATAGTATCCATTCGATTTCCGGGTATTCCCTTTTAATTATGCGGAAGGCAACGGCCAAGGCCCGGCTTTCTGAGTTCCTTGGCAGCCAGTCGGCGAACGCCATCCGATTCAACTCCCACATTCCCCTCCAGGCGGTATTTCTTACAATTTTGATGGTGTGCCTTTTGTCGATAGGGGTTCCAAAACTCATTACCCCACCAAGAATCCCATTCCCGAAAACGCCCAAGTGAAGCCATGACGAGCTAACGACCTTCCCTGAATAGTGGTGTTTCTTCACGAACGCCGAGGCGCGGCGCGAGGGGATGGGCTGAATTACCAAGTCTTTGACGCTTATCTCTTCCACGCTTCCCAATCCCTTGACATCTGCGCAACCTTTGCGCCTTGGTCTTTGCCTGGCAACTGAGCAATCACCCGGTCGAAATCCTCCCCGTCCTCGTGCGTCATCACTAGGGTGACCGACCTTAGACCCCGTTCTGGAAGGTCGGGGAACTCGCCACCAGTCGGATCAAGTCTGGTAATCATCTGACCAAGTTCCTCTTCGGTAAATCCTGCAGCTTCGAGTTGCCCATCTTCCGTGGTGAGTTGTTCAAGCACAAGCGCAAGAGCGGTTTCGTCCCAATCAGCGAGTTCAGCCGTGCGGTTGTCTGCAATGGCATACGCGACCGCTTCAGCTCCTGCCAATTCTGTTCGCACAACTTCAAGGGATGTCCAACCCAACATCTTCGCAGCCCCGAAGGTTCCGTTGCCAGCAATCACAACCCCATCAGAATCAACAACGATGGGCTTCTGTTGCCCGAACCTCAACAGGCTGGCTTTGATTGCATCAATGTTTCGTCCATCGTGTTCACGGACATTTGACGGGTCAGGAAGAAGCGATTCAATCGGGGCGGTTTCTGTTTTCATTGCTGTTCGACTATATCAAACGCCTTCATCAAACAACAATGACCAGACCTTTGAGAATGCTAACCCGAACGCGGGGCCGTGATCTGCGTCTTCCCAATACCAGGAAAGGCAATGGGCATATTCGTGCGCGATGGTTCCCTTCACGAAGTCGTCATCCATTTCCCTTTGAATCCTAATGATGAATCGTGCGGTGTTTTCGCCTTCGTCCATGATGTAGGTTTCCGCCCAACAATCTTCGGACAGTTTGCAGAATATGACGCGGGCGGGGTGCGCCGAAGGTGTTTCTTCCGTCAGCCTGTGAAGTGTTTGTCGCCCGTGTAGTCGCCCTTCTTCGGTGGTCATTTGTTCTCCCTGTAAGTTTTGCCCGCAACGGTCGCGATTCCATTCTTGAACAGAACGGGTTGAGGGATGGCGATTCCCTCGTTCGAGAATATAGAAACCAAGGCGAATCCCACGCTCCAAGATGACGGCCCTTGCTTGAAGTTAGCCCCATGCCCTTCGCCGTCTGCAATCTCATTCTTCGCCATCATCCCCGTTGTGAACCAATCGGCGTTCGGGTTCGCCAGCGTTGGCAATGAATGATATTGGGGGCGGTGAACATGACCCGAACAACCAGAAATCCCGAACCGTGACAGCTCCTTTTCTGCGGGGAATTTGCCCGCCTTGGTTCCGTGCGTGACCACAAAGCATCCCCCGTAGACTTTCCAAGACTGGCGGGGGATTTGTCGTTTGTCCTTTTCAGCTGGCGCAAGCTGTGCATCGTTCAGAACTAGATTGATGCGCAATTCCTTGAGTCCAAACAGTTCAGCGAAATCCAGGCATCGCAATGAAGCCAATTCTGGCGCGGTGTCTGCAAGGTATCTGATCAGCCTATATTCGTGGTTGCCAATCACCAGGTCAATTTGTGCAGCGGGTGCGGCTTCTCTGATGGCTTCCAGGATATGCTTCCGCGTGAAATCTATTTCGCGTTGAAGGTCAAGAAGGCGGCGGGGGTTCTTTGACCACCGTCCAACTTCGACGAAATCAACAACATCGCCATTCAAAACAATCGTTTCAGGTTGAACCCGTTTTGCTGTATCGATGAAAACTGCGAGGGCGAATGGGTCACATTCTTCCCCGTGAAAATCAGACCCAACAAGAAGGTTGAAATCGTTGGCGTGTTTGCGGTCAAATGCCCCCGCCCAAGGCATGACCGTTGCTTTGATGTATTTGGCAATTCTTTCTTCGGTCTTGAGCCGTGCGCGTTTGTCCCTGAATTTGCTTGTTGTGCGGTGGTCGCGCAGACCTGCCGCCCGTTGGAATTCTTCGTGATTCCCGAAGAAGTCGAACACAACCGATTCAGGGAACCATCCAAATTTCTTGTATCTGGCGCGTGAACAGGTTCCTTTGTGCGTGTTCCATTCTGCATCAGCAACCCGAACGATGTCCTTGATCAGTTCCGCTTCATGCGCTTCGCCTTCTGCTTCCATGAATGCCGCCCGCCGTTCATGCGCTTCTTTCGTCGAGGCGGTTTCAAGTTTGGCGCGAGTGGGCTTGGCATCTTCTGCGAATCTGACCAGCGGATTCCGTTTCTTCCTGCGTTTCATTCGGAACATCTGCGGGGTCGATACACCCTGCATTCCCGCCAGTCTGTCCCATGATGCCGACAATGGTGAACAAATGAGGATTCACTTCGGGGATATCCGTAAAGCTGCCCGACCTTCTGAAACAATTGCCGCCATGTTATTTCGACAGCCCCGTTCCGAATCAGATTGGCGGCCTCGTGAACCTGTTCAGCAATATCGGGGTGAAGACAAAGCCAGCAACGCGGCCCCGCCTTTGCAGGCGTTTCAGCTTGCGCCCATTCAGCCAAAGAAAGAGGGGGAACGGCGTTTGCGTCGTCTGCCATTCCCCCAAGACTATTGTTTGGCGGCTGTTATGTCGCGTCCACCTACTTGAACACAACCCGATTCGTCTGAACCAGTGATGCCCCTTCGACATCTTCCCCCGATTCGATGGCCGCCCTGATTGCCTTCTTGTCAAGGATCAGCTCCATCTTGCTTCGGGTGTATGCAACCCCGAATTCGTGCGCGGTCATCCCTTCAGCGATTGCGACCTTGGGCGGATTCGCTTGGAGCTTGACGACAAATTCGGGGCAACTGATTTCGGTGATGCTCAGGCGTTCCATGTTTTCCAACAAGTAGTTCTTCAGGCTGGCAATCGAACCCGCCAACCGTTTTCGCCTTGCAGCAATCCTTTCTTCTGCGGCTTTCAGTTCACGAACTTCGATTTCTTTGTTCTGAACCAGTGCCGCGATTGATAGCCCCTTCTCCTTCGCAACAGGAAACAGGGAATCTAAAGTGTCGGCAGCCGCTTGTTCGTCAAGAACGCCGTCGGCAAGTCCCCTCTGAATTTCTTCAACTGCGTGGCTGACCTGGTATAGCTTCACTGTGCCACCCCCCAACCAACCTTCGCCAGTTTCCACCAGAATGACGATAGCAGTCCACAAAGGAAACTCATTGCCCCGAATGAAAATATAGCAACAAGGGAAGTGAATGCCAAAACAGAAAGATTGTTCAGAATCGTTTTCCTTTCATTGTTTCGTTTCATTGTTCCACCCCCTGCGAATCCGTCACAACATAGTTTCGGGTCGCGTTCTTGCCGCCTACCCTTGAGATTGCGCCACGGCTTTCCAATCGCTTAACCCGCATATGCGCCGAAGTCTTGCTGATGCCAGCGGCGGTAGCGATCTCTTCAAGTGAAGGTGAATAGCTATTTGCCGTTTGGTAGGAGCGAATGAAGTTCAGCGTTTCCGCCTGTTTCTGTGTTAGTGCTTTCATGGTTTCGTTTTGCTTTAATTTTGAGTCCCAATCCAAACGGGCAAGCGTCGTGCATGCGCCGAAGGGCGGGAAGAAGTTTTGATTTCTGATGTTCGGGCGATGGCCCCCCCCTTGGCGGCGCGGCTGAATACTGCACCAAGCAGATTCGGGGTCGGCGGGTCGCCTACCCTTTCCCGCAAATCGTCGCTTGTGAAGGGCATCCCCTCAAATGCAAGAGAGTCAATCGCGGCGGTCGCCAGTCTTGACCAGCGGCTTCGTTGGTGTGCGTTCCATACGGCTGAAACGCCCGCCTTCATCCTGGTTCTGCCTGAACCCTGCTGGCCGCATTCTAGGGCGTTCTGAGGCGTTTTCTGCCCTTGGCCTTTATGGTTTGTCACATTGGCGAACAAATCGCCCTGAGAGCCTTGGAACGCTTGCTTGCCGTAGGCTTTGATTGCTCTCCGACCTGTGCAGGTGTCGCACAGTTCCCGCTCCCCATCGACGGGGTTCCGCTGTATTCCGTCCCCTTCGCAATCGGGGCAAACGATTAGGCCTTGGCTTTGCTTAGAAAGGGACATCGCTTGGCATCTCCTGCTTGGCAGCGGCTGAACGGGGAACAATCGTGAAGCTAGACCAACCTTCATTCGGCCACGGGTTAGGCCATTTCAGCTCGACGGGTTCACCGTCGCGAAGGCGTGGTAGTAGAGTTGTTTCCAAATCCTTCTTGGCTTGAAGCGCAAATCCTGCGGTGGAAGTGCCGTTCCGCGTTTGGCCTTTCATGTAGCCTTCGAATGATTTCACGCCTTCTTGACTCAAGGCCGAATACCATCTTCCCTTCCATTCGGTCTTTGTCAGGTGTGCCAGCAACCCAAGTTCAAAATCGGAACGCTCATGGTTCGTCAGTTCGCAAATCGCGCCGATTAGATTGTTCCATTCAGCGGGCAGCTTCTCGCAGTATGCGGGCAAGCCCGAAGCGGGTGCGGGGTTCGCTTGCGTTGCGGGCGTTGCTTGCGTTGCGGGCGTTGCTTGCGTTGCTTGCGTTGCCGCAGGAAGTGAAACAGATTCGGTTTGGTTGTTGCTGTCCCAATCCGCTGTGAATTCATCCGCACCGTAAACGATTGCCGTCAGCGTTGGATCAAGTGCATGGGCCAAGATTGCGCGAACCCTAAAACGCTTTTCAGCCATTGCCATCGGGTGCGAACCTTCGACGGCTTTGCCGTTTGGGTTGGCCTCGCCAGTCGTCCAAATTTCATTTTCGCCCATCGTTGAAGTTCCGATTGCAACGATGCGCCCGCCAAGCTCTGAGAATGTCGGCTGGTTCACATGGATTTGAAGCGCGGCTTGAATCTTCAACGCGCCAGGTTGGGTTATGCAACACTTGTTTCGTTGCGTGTAATAGTCGCCGCCGTTGCGGTCTTCAATCAGCCCGCAGTCGTCGATTAGTTTCTTAAGCATCAGGTCGTTCATTTGTTTGTTGGTTTGTTTGTTGGTTTGTTTCTGGTTCTAGAATTTTCGCCGCGTCAATAAGCGCGGATTGGAGCCGCCCCAAAAGCGAGTTCAGTTGGGGCCAGCGGTAGGGGATTGCAACGCGCAATCGATCTTCCTGGTCGGCAAGTTCAGATTGAAACGAACCGAGCAGGTCAGCAAGTTGGCGCATGGATGTCTTTTGTTTCATGGTCGCCCCCTGTTATACCATCGCGGCTAACAAAAGGAAAACAAAAGCCCAAAGCGAACGCTCTATTTTCTCGGCGCGTTTCATTGCTTGTTTCCTGCCTCAAGTTGTTCAGCAATGAAAGCAGCCAATTCTTCTTCGTTGTCGGTCAAGAAGTCCACCAAGAAGGGCATGAATTCCGCAACGCCGAAATGTCCATTACAAGCGATCATGTCGGATTCCTCTTCTGTGAAGTAGCTTGAGTTTGCAAGGAATTCATCCATCCAAACGGCAGCAAGGATTTCGGTTCGTGCAGTTGCTTCCCATTCAATCCGTTGGGTCATTATCTTTCCCCTGTAGTGTGTCTCGAAGTTGAAGTATCTTTTGCCGTCCTTGGACTGCGGAACCGCAACGAAGTTTTCTTTCAGAGTCCAGAAGGTTTTTACAAGTTCCTGAAGCTCTTCGAGCGTTTCCGCTTTGGTTGTGAAGGTGTATGGCGCGTTTTTGTTTGTCATTGTTTTAGTTTTGGTTGTTGGTTTAGTATCTGCTCAAAGATGTCTGCGGGAATACGAGAACGGTTAGCCTTGCCAACCACCCCCTGCGTGCCAGTTCTAGAACCTCTTGGTGCGGCTTCATGGCATGGGTCGCCGTTCTTGCAGGGGGGGCGGGGTTGCCACCAGTGGGCGTTTGTCCAAATATCGGTGGGCTTCATTCGGGTCTCCCCGTACTGGCAATAAGTCACGGTATGGCGTACATATCCTGTCAGCCCAAGCTCTAGGGCGTGAGAGTCGAAAACCTTGCGCATCATGCCCCTAGGATTCTCAATGAACCACCACTTTGGTTGGGTTTCAGTAATCAGCTTGATGGTATGCCTCATAAGTTCCAACCCAAGTCGAGCGGTGTCATGCTTGGGGGTGGCTATCCCTTTAGGATCTTCTGGCTTCTTCCACATCTTCCCAATCGAGGCTACCGAGAATCCAGTACACGGGGGAGATGCCCAAAGTATTTCGCAATCTTCGGGGAAGTCTGCGCCGCTTAGTGTGAGGACATCCACGGGGAGATCAACGAGGTTGCTTCTATGGGGCATCTTTTCTACTTGGAATGTGGGGTGACCGTGCGCCTTCATAACATTGCTGAAGGAGCCAGTCCCTGCAAACAGCTCAATGGTTTTCATGGTTCTAGTTTTGGTTTAGGGTTTAGCTTTGGTTCATTGTTTCTTTTTGGTTCATGATCTTGCTCCGTTGTTGGTGGGGGGCTTGCACCCCCTGTTTTCGTGAAGGTTTCGATTCCACAATGGCGGCAACGGTAGAAGAGGGAGGAGCCTAGGGTGCCGATGTATACGGTCTCTCCTTGGCAGATTCGGCAATCAGGGGTTTCGTTTTGGTTCATTTCTGCCCCCTGTTTTCGTATCGGCGGAGGAAGATTTTGTATTCACGGGCTGTGATGCTGACGGCCAAGCAGTCGTGCGGCCAGCTGTCCGGCCTGCCGTGATAGCCTTCATCAGCGCAACCAATCACGCGGTTATCCTTCAGCAGGAGGTAGAGCCTACGGGGATTCCCGTTGGTGTCGTTGGGGGCGTGGAGCCAAAGGCAAGAAGTCATCATTCACCCCCCTTCTGTGAGGGTTGTAGGGGAAGGGTTGTCAGGTAGGCAACCTCATAGTGTGAATCCATCAAGGCTTCGGTTGTTGGCTGGATTAAGTCCAGGCCAGTTTCGTCTGCTATCTGCACGGCCTTGTGAGCGGCTCTTTCAACCAGATCAAGCAGCTCCATCAGGTCTTGGTGTGCCTCAGCTGTAACCGTTTGTGTCCAAAGTTTATGGAATGTCATTGTTTCGTTTCGTTTCATTATCTTGCTCCGTTGTTGGTTGGTGGGGGGCTTTCGCCCCCCTTGGTTTTGGGTTTAGATTCTGATTCCTTTTTTGGCCATCGCTTCGATGCCGTGCTTTAGCATGGTGTAGCTTTTCATGTCGCTAGTTGCCTTCTCCAGCTTCCCTTCGTAGCGGCTGGCATCGTGTCCGACTGACTTTATGGCTTCGATGACTTTCTTTAGTTCGGGGATTCTCTTCTCTAGTTTTGCAATTCTTGAGTCGAAGTAAAGTGTGTGGGCTTTTATGGGCTTGATGGTGTTAATCATTTCGGTGTTCCGTTGTGGGTTGAGGGCGGGGGTTTCGTTGGTTGTTGATTTCTGGCCTGCTTCGTAGGCCGCTTTTATGGCTTTCTCGATGTTCCAAACTGCGACTTCGTGAAAATCGAGGTCGTCCATCTTTCGCGTTTCTAGGGTGTCGAGTCCCATTCCTGCGGCGTTGGCGATTTCGAGAACTTGGGCTGGTGTGAGGGCTGGGGTTTCGTTGGTGTTTTGCATGCCCCCATTATGCGCCCGCGTTCTATCTATGCAAGCCCCATTTCCTATTATTTGACATTTCTCAAAATTCTCCCATATCACACACAATTCGCCCCCTGCCCTCAGACGCATTTCAACGCTCCCTACGGCCCTGCGGCTGCGCGGGCCTTGCTACTCGCCTGAGATGATTACGGCCTTTGGAACGCCCTGAAACGCGCCTGACTCTATTCCCTTGCCTGGCAGCCGTGCCAGGATGAAGGGCCAGCGGTCGCGGCCTTCCCTATTGAACGCCAAGACAGGGGCCGCTATCATTTCCTTAAGGCATAGTTCTTATTTTATTCAAATCCAATATTTCAAAAACTGAATTCTGTTTTCTGTTGTTTGATTTTGAAGACTTTATTCGAAGTCTCTGAAGGGAGAATGCCGCCCTGCCGTCAGGCCAACGGTTCCATGCCGTCCAACGCTTTGACCGCCGCCCGCGTTGCGCCAATCGCCTTTTCAAGTTGGGTCGGTGTGACAAAATCCTTCGGTGTCCTTTCTATGCTGTTTGCCTCAACTTCTTGGATAAGCCAGCGAGCCGATTCAGCGACGAATATCAGAATGTCGCGTTCGCTTAGAAAGTTCGCAATCGTTCGCCGCTTGATTTCTACTGGCCCTTCTAGATCCTGGCGCACGGTTTGGAGCTGTTGCAGGTCTCGATAGGTAACGGGCTGATAATTCTGAACCGCCAACTCGTCGCTTCGCCCTTCGCGGTGTCCCCTGCTTTTGGCCTTATGGCGTTTCCCCATTCAATCCACCCAAGCAGGACGGTCACCTACTTCTTCAGCAACTTCGCGAATTTCGACTGCCGTCCATCCTTCAAGCGAACCCCGCACCCGTTCAGCAATCAAACGAACAACTTGCCTGTCGTCATCGTAAGCCCGCTTGTTCAACCCATCCAATACGCTTTTGCTCAAATTGTCGATATCCCCGCGCTGTTTCCTTTCTTCTCCTTTTGCTGTCAGCGGCAACGAAAACCACAGTGATACTTCAACGGGGCCGACTGCGGGTTTGATGCCGCACAACCTGGCAACCGTTTTCACGCGGTTCAGAAAGCTGCGGGTTCGTTCGGGGATGAAAACGCGACCACCCCGCCCAAGTCGAGGGCGGGCCATCGGAACGGGTTCGCCTGGAACCACGAAACGCACAGCTTCCCCCCGCTGCTCATTCAATTTTGAAGCCCCGCGTTTGGGTTCGCATATCGTGGCGGAATGATTGTCCCCCGCAACAACTGCACCTGAATTCGTTTCGCTCGTCTGCCTCGATCTCGGCCAGCGGTAAACGACGGCCACAAGCCAAGCAAACCAGGTCGATTCGCTTCTCCACCGCGAAGGGGAAACTATTTTGTTCGGCGGGTTTTCCTTTTCGTTTTGCGCTCATGCCCTGCCCTTATATCGAATTTCTGCCGAACAAACAAAAACGGAATTGCCAACGCACGAAAGACTGCCGTCCAAAGAACAAGCAGCGGCTGGCGGATTCCTGGAAGAAATAGGAGCAGAAGGATAGAAAGCCAAGCCCAAGACCAAAGGCCTGTTGTTGCTGAATCAAAGATTCCCGTCACAGGATCAGCAGCCAAGGGCGGCGCATCATTGTTTGAGAACGATAGAAGGTCAGGGATTGCGCAGCCCGAAGCAACCACGGCCAAAAGCCAGACAGCCAGAAGCAACAGAACCAACGCCCAAACCTTTTCGGCAACCGCGTCATCGTTTTGGCGGGGGGTTCTCATTGCCCACCCCCAACAGGGGTTCGCGTTTGCAAGCTCCCCGTTGTTGCTTCCAAAACCGCAATCCTGGTCGAGTGTTGCCCAACTGTTTCGCTCAAATCCGTCAGTTTCCCAAGGGCATCGTTTGCAATCCAAAGGCACAATGCCAAGACTGCGCCCGTTGCCCAACTTAGCAATTTGCCGAATAGGTCATATTTGTTCTGTTGTGCCAAATCCATCACGCTGTCTTCCTGTAATATTCGAGTTGAAATAGAACTGTGTTGTGTTTCATGTTTGTAGGGCTTCCCGTTGCTTGAAGCGTTCCTATGACCACATCTCCCGCGTCAATATCAACTTCGCCTGAATCCAGGGAAAATGCTGTTGCTGCGAGTGCCGTGAGTTCAGCCGTGTCAGTGTCCAGGTCTGCACTAGATATGTCAGCGGCATCCGTTGCGTTGTGAATACTGAAGAACCACTTCTTTGAAC